CATTATTAGATGCAATAACATATACAATATTCGATAAATGTAGTAAAACAAGTAAATCAAAAGAAGTATTAAATAATAAAAAATCAACATTTAAAGGTATTTTTAAATTCATGTTAAATGATAAGTTATATACTATTGAACGTGAAGGTATAACATTGAAACATGGCCATGTAAAAGTAAATGTTAATTTTTATAATGAAGATGAAAATTTAAATGGTGAAGAGCGAAGTGATACTAATAAAAGTATTAGAAGATATTTAGGAACATATGATGATTTTATTTTAACGGCATTTTCATTACAAGCAGATAATAATAATTTTATTGAAAAGTCTCAAAGAGAACGAAAAGATTTGTTATCGCAATTTTTAGATACAACTGTATTTGAACAACTATATCACTTAGCATCTGAAGAAATCAAAGAAACTGCTGGTAAATTAAAAGAATATAAGAAAACTGATTTTGGTGTAATTATAAAAGACTCAGAAGATATAATTTTAAAAAATCAAGATAAAATTATTGAATTAGAAAAAAATGAAATTGATTTACAAGAATCAAGAAATGATCTACAAAATAATATTGTAGAATTAATTGAGTCTAAACAACCAATGTCATATGAAGGCCCTGATATAACTTCATTACAAAAAGAAGAAAATAAATTAATTTCAGATATTGAAACATTACAATTAAAAATTGATACACTTGAAGAAAAAATTGAAATAATTGATTCTGATATTTCAAAAACTTCAAAATTCATTAAAAAATTTAATTCAAATAAAATCAATAAAAAAATTGAGTTATTGTATGATGAACAAACTAAATTATCAGATATTGAATTAAATTTAAAAGAAGTTGAAAATAGTATTAATAGTAAACAAAAGAAAATAGATCATTTAAAAAATCATGAATATGATCCAAATTGTAAATTTTGTACATCAAATATATTTGTTCAAGATGCTACTAAAGCTAAAGAAAAAATTGTAAATGATATAGAACAAAAAAATAATATCTTACATTTAAAACAAGTAAGTGAACAAACTATAAAATCATTATTACCATATGAAGATCAATATAATGAACTAGAAACATTAAAACAAGAATTAAACGAATTTGAAAATAATTTAGAAAAATTAGAATTACAATTACAGATACAAGAAAATGATTTACAAACAAAAGAATCAGAACTAGAAACAAATTCAGAACGACAAGAATTATTTAAACGAAATGAAAGTGCTATTATTTTTAATGATTCTGTTAATGAAAAAATTAAAACTAAAAAAGAATTAATACAAGAAATTTCTGATACTATAAAAGGAATAAACAATAAAATTAAATCTAATTATGGTGAAATTGAAGTTGCTAAAACTAAAAAGAAAACGGCTTTAGAACAGTTAGAAACATATAAACAACTAGAAACTGAATATAAAGCATATGAATATTATCTACAATCTGTTAAGAGAGATGGCGTTCCATATGAATTAATAAAATTAGCAATACCTAAAATTGAAAACGAAATAAATAATGTATTAAATCAAGTAGTTGATTTTAATATGGTTTTACAAACAGATGGTAAAAATATCAATGGATATATTATTTATGATGAAGAAAACTTTTGGCCTTTAGAATTAACATCTGGTATGGAGCGATTTATTTCATCATTAGCTATTCGTGTTGCTTTAATTAATGTATCAGCACTACCTAGACCTAATTTTATAGCCATAGACGAAGGATGGGGAAGCCTTGATCAAGATCATATATCAGCTGTAGTTAATTTATTTGAATATTTTCGAACTAAATTTGACTTCTCAATTATTATTTCTCACGTTGAATCTATGCGTGATATGGTAGATAACCTAATTGAAGTTAATAAAATTGATAAATTCAGCCAGATTATACATGCGTAATATTTATATATAAAATATTTATATGTCAAAATTAAGAGCTGTATATTCAGGTTATCAATTTACTCCAACTTATATTACAGATACAACTCCACTATCATCGGAATTGTTTGATATAAGTGAATTTCCTACAAGATTAACAGCTGGTAAAAACTTAATTAAATTTCGTGGCAATGCTAATTCTTTGAAAATTGGAGCTTCGATAAATGTTGAAGTCTTAGATTTTAATGGAGATCCAATATATTCTGAATTTATAGATTATGTAGATGAAGATGGATCAAGAGTAATCGCAATACATGTATATGAAGATACGCCTCCGGGTGATGCAACTATAACTATGATTACACAAGTTAAAGATAGTTTAGTTACAAAAGAATGGGAAAATTCAATAAATGCAAAATGGATAAGAAGTATTCCTGTTAATCCAACGATATCTAATATTTCTGAAATAATTTTTTCAAAAGAACCTAATGTAACAGTTTCTGAAAATATAGGAGTAAGATTAGATAGAACATATGAAACATCTCAATTTCCAACATATACTACTGGCACTGTTGAATATTTGTTTCAAAATAATCAACCTATAATGATATTAACAGGAGGTATTTTTACGGGAGATATGCAAGGAGGAACTATTACTGTTTCATCACCTGTTAATCCAAAACCAGATCCAACATACAGCGTTACATCAAATACATATACTACTAAAATTAAAAAAATATTAAGTGATACTACAGTACAATTAGAATCTCCGTTTACAGTAACAAGTAAAGAAACAATTTCAACTCATACATATAATCAATTTGATCCATCTACATTTTCATTATCATATGAAGCTTCACCAATTTATGCAACTACTGAACATTCTGAATCATTTGCATTATTACAAATAAATGGTTTAGATCCATCAACTGGTGATATTTCTAGAATCAAAGTATATGCCAATTCAAAAGGAACGGTAGGTACATGGGAACAAATAAATGATGTAGCATTAGAAGGCACTGAAATATTCGTAGATTCTACATCATCACTAACACCTGATGAATCAATTGGAATATTTACATCACAAAGTATTATTGACACATATTGGGAAGGACATGTTTATAAAGGAAGAACAGAGGTAACCCCACCTACATTAACATGGCAAACATCATCAATAAATAATGCAATGGATATTTACAGTACTGAAACAATTACTGCAGTAGATTCAGTTATTGTAACACAAGTACAAGATCAATACACTGGATTTTTTGTTAGTCAATCTGAATATCGTGTTGTTCTTGATGCATATGCTACAAGAAGTACATTTAGTGGTAACAATGATCCTAAATTATCAATATATGCATCTGGTTCTGCATTTAATTTTGATACTACCAATACTTTAAATCAACAATTACCAATTACAGTTGGAAAGAAAATAGGAGAAATTACCAGTACTGGTGATACTCAAAGATACGATGATATTGAATTTGAATTCAAAGCTGATAAAACTGGTAATGGTTCTTTATTATTTGTAATTGAATCAGGGCTATGGCAAATTGCAGATATAAGAACCGAAACATCTGCGGAGATTGGTTACACACCTAATTATACTAGAATAAGATCAGAAGTTCCTACAAAACATAAAAGTGATAATCAAATATCATTTAAAGTTGAATATTACAATATAATTGGAGATAGAAGTAAAACTATAAGTTACATATATAATAAAGATTGGCAAGGTGGTAATAGATATATAGATGGCGGTTTTTCAATGATTACTGGTTCATTATATGTTGCTGATTCATTGAGATCTGGTATTGAAATAAATGGTTTACGTGGAACAGGTTATATTAGATCATTAGGTTATGAAGGATTCAATCAAGCAACCGGATCTGGAGGACAAGGAGGATTTGTTTTATTTTCTGGATCTGCATTACCACAACAAACTGAAACAACATATTCAGGTGTCGGCTTAGAAATGGTTGCTGATGCTAACAATTATTTTAGATTTAGAACCGATCCACCATTATTAGATATACGAACAGAAACAATATTTTTAAGTGGTAGTGATGTTATTATAAATACACCAAATTTCTTTTTAGGAGTTGAATCAGGCCCATATATAAGTGGATCATCTGGTGTATTAGAAATATCATCATCAAATTTCATGTTGAAAGCAGATGGTACTGTTACAGCATCAAACGCAAGTTTTGAAGGAGTAGCACTAGCTAATATTATTAGAGATAGAGCAGTTGTTATAACAGCAGCAAATTCAGGTTCATATTTACAATATAATTCACCATCAGGTACACCATTAACACCAGGCTATCAACCAGCTTATTATAATCTAAAATTAGACGGAACATTAGGTGGAGAAAAAGTTAGGCGCGCTGTTATAGGATGTCCACTTCGTACTGTTACAGATGGTTTAGCAGGAACATATACTGTAGCGCTAGCTGGTGTAACATTACCACAAATTTCTGCAGGATCATCGTTAGAATGTATATTAGAAATATCAGGTTCAGGTATTACAATACGTAACGATGTTGGACCTTTTGCAGGAGGAGTACCTAGCTAGAAAGGAAAATTATTATGGCAGATGCAGAAAATCAAGTTTCTTTAATAAATGGAACTATTTTAAAAGTTACTCCTATAGATGGAAATCCAAATGCAGTAGGAGTTATAACAGGTACGCAAGAACCTTTTCAAAAAATATTTCGAAATGGAATAAGTGTTTTAGACGGACCAGGCGGAGCAGCAGCAGGTACTGCTGATATTAATTGTGATTTAGAAGTATCAGGGTCATTAGTAGTAGAAAATGATATTAGATTATCAAACGTATATATTTACAACGGCACATCGGCTGGAGCTGTAACATTAGATGAATCAGATTTCGGAAAAGCACCGGTATTATTAATAGGCCCAGCTGGAGGTGAAACTGTAACTATTGAATTACCAAGCCCAACATCAACATCTAACAAAGGACGATATTTTATAATTAAAAAAACAACTTCAACTGGAACTTTAACAATTGACCCAACAGGACTAAATCAAATTGACGGAGCTGCATCTGTTTCTGCAACAGCACAATGGTCATATTTGCAAACAATTTCAACCGGAAATGCAACATATGATTACGTCATAACGGCAAACAATGGATTCAGTTAATAAACATATTTATATAAAATGAACAATGTAACAGTATTATTTCCAGGCGGCTTTAAGCCAATTACAGGAGCTCATATGGCTCTCGCTCAAAGATACGCACAAAATCCTAGTGTGAAAAAAGTTATCATGTTAATAGGTCCAAAAGAAAGAGATGGAATAACAAGAGATACTAGTATTAAAATGTTTAATCTATTAAATAGAAATAGTAACATTGAAATACAACCAACTAATTTTAATTCGCCTATAATGGCTGCATATGAATATCTTTTTGAATTGCCAGAAGATACACAAGGACAATTTGCATTAGCAGCATCTGAAAAAGATGATGATTATGTTCGTGTGAAATCATTTCTACCAAACATTGACAAATATAAAACAATAGGAGATAGATCAGGAAGAAAAATTGCGCCTGGTATAGATGCAGTAGAATTAACAGTTACTGCTGATCCTTTAAAATATGATGATGGTAATGCTATATCTGCATCAGCTGTTAGAGCAGCATTAAATGCAGATGCATATAGTAAATTCAAAGCAAGTTATCCTGGTTATGATGAATCTATTATAAAGAATATATGGCAAATGCTTGGTGGAGCACCAACATATGGCGATATCATGGGTGTAAAAGAATCTGCATTTATAAAATCATGGTGGCAACAAGTCTTGCAAGAAGATGTCAATGAATTAGATGAACAAATGGCTGCTGGTTACATGACTCCAAAAGGCGCCCAAGCTCACAAGAAAAAAATTAAAAAATTAAGAAATTATCTAGACAAACAAGATGATTCTGGTTTTGTTTATGATTTTAAAAAATTTCCAAAAACAGTATTTGGTACACCTTATTTAACAGAAGGTGGATTAGCAGGTCATATGGCTCACCCATTTGATAAAGATAAATCAACATCATTGTCATTTGCAGATATGAAAGAAATGATAGCAAGAGGGTTACAAGGGAGATTGGATATTGAAAGTGCAGTAACTGAAAAAACTGATGGACAAAATATTTTTGTTACTGTTAAAGATGGACAAATTAAATTTGCCAGAAACAAAACTGAAAGACAAAATCCATTATCAGTAAAAGAATTACAATCAAAGTTTGCAGGAAGAGGACCAATATCAGATGCATTTGGAGAAGCTGGAAATGATTTAGCTGCAGCATTTTCAAAAGTAGGTCCTAAAAAATTACAAACTATTTTTCAAAATGGAAAAGTTTTTGCTAACATGGAAATTATTTATCCTGCTACTAAAAATGTAATACCTTATGAAGCGGCAGTACTTCAATTTCATAATTTAGTAGAATATGATGAAAATGGAAATGTAGTACAAACAGATTTATCTGGCGGTAATGTAGTCCAAAAAGCTATACAAGATGCAAATGCACATATGCAAAAAACATTTAATTTAATACCACCTCAAAAAATTAAAATAGGAGCTGTAGAAGATTTTCAAGATTATCAAGACGCACTATTTAAAGAATTAGATCAGTTACGAGATAAATATAATTTAAAAGATTCAGATAAACTTTCTGAATATCATAAAGCATGGTGGTCAGATGTTATAAGAGATCAAGCTCAAAAATTTAACTACGACATACCAGAAGAAATTTTAAAACAATTAGTAAATAGATGGTCATTTAACGATAAATCTAATACTATAGTTAAAATAAAGAAACAAATAGATAATCCAGAATTTTTAGAATGGGTATCTGCATTTGACAAAAAAGATTTTAAAAAATATCAAAAACAAAATATTGAACCATTTGAATCAATATTTTTGAAATTAGGAGCAGAAATAATGAAAAATGCTTCAAATTTCTTAGCTGCAAATCCATCGAAAGCAGTACAAGATATTAGAAAAGATATAGCACAAGTTATCCGAGATTTAAGGGCAACAAAAGATATATCAAAAATGGACTTATTGAAAGTACAATTAGACAGAATTAAAAGATTAGGAGGCTTTGAAAAGATTGTTCCGATAGAAGGTATCGTATTTACATATGGTGGAAACACTTATAAATTAACAGGAGCCTTTGCTCCTATCAATCAGATACTAGGAACATTAAAGTATTCTAGATAATATTTATATAAAAATAAACAGGTAATATTGCTATGGCTAAAAAATATAAACAACCGAAAAATGAAAAACATTCGGCTAGAAAAGATTTAAAAGATTATACAATTGACAAAGAAGTTGAAGGTATGGTACCTAATGCATCTGGTGAAGCAATGCCAGAAGTTCCAAGAAAAGATGACAAACCAGTTATTGATGATGTTGAAAACATGGTTCCTAAAAGTAAACCAGCTGATGCTGTTTATCCTATAAAAGATATGGAAGATGGCGATCCAAAAATGTCTCAACATGCATTAAAAACATTGGTTAAAAATCAAAAAGAAGATGCAGAAGAATTAATAGATACCATGGCAAAAAAAGATGGCGGTTATATGTCTCAAATAAAAAAATTAACAAAAGAACAACAAGAAAAATTAGTTAGAGAACTTGTTAGAAGAAAAGTTATAAAGTTTTTAGCAGAGCAAGAGGATAAAGAGCAAAAGGATCAAGCAGAAGCACCAGAAGCAGAAGCAGAAGCTCCAGAAGCAGAAGCACCAGAAGCTCCAGAAACAGAAGCTCCTGAAGCAGAAGCACCAGAAGCAGAAGTTCCAACACCAGAAGCACCTGCAGAACCAACACCAGCTCCAACACCAGCTGCAGAAGAGCCAGAAGCTGAAGAAGAACCTGCAGAAGAAGAGCCAGAAACAGATGAAGCACCTGCAGAAGAAGAGCCAGAAGCTGAAGAACCTAGTACAAGTGGAGATGCTAGAGTAGAAAATTTTATAAAAGCATTAGATCAACAACCAAATATTATATTACAGATAAAAATGATTATGTCTGTACTAAATAGAATAATGGCAAATGATGATAGAAA